ACAACCGCCCTCCGGCATCATCGTCAAACGGGAATGGCTCAGATTTTACGGACCCCATGAAAAGCCAGAGCGTTTTGATCAAATACTGCAAAGCTGGGATACTGCGAACAAGGATACCGAGCTCGCCAATTTTAGTGTCTGTACGACCTGGGGCATCAAGGATCAGCATGCCTTTCTTCTCGATGTCTTTCGACGTAAATTAGATTTTCCCGAGCTCAAGCGGGCTGTTAAAGATCTGGCCAATCTTCATCGAGCGACCATTGTCCTCATTGAAGACAAAGCCTCTGGAACATCCTTGATCCAGGAGCTGCGCGGCGAGCATTTTTGGCTCGCGCAAGCCGCCCCGGATCTGAAGGGCGACAAGATCATGCGCTTACGATCGCAAACAGCCAAAATAGAAGGCGGTTTCGCTCTCTTCCCGAAAGAGGCGAGTTGGCTGAATGACTATCAGCTCGAACTGATAAGTTTTCCAAACGCGAAGAATGATGACCAAGTCGACTCCACGGTCCTTGCACTTGCGTGGATCACGGAGCATCCGGAACCAGGAATAATTGGATACTACAGGAAGGAAGCTGCGCGGGTCGGGCAGATGGCGGCAGCTCCAAATGGCCCGGTAAACGGGGCGGCGAAGAGCGGTGCCCCCGCCGGGATGATAGTTATGAGACCGCCGCGGACTCAGAACATTTCGAATGTTTACACAATGGATGGACGCTGCATTAATGCGCGGAGCGATGGGACCTTCCTGCTAAGTGAGCAAGACGTAAATCCGCTCATTGCCCAAGGCTGGGAACGGATCCAGGACTGAAGCTGAGTGCAAACCAGTTGCATGCGGCTTCCGGGATCCTCAAGGGACTCTTCGGCCTTTCCGCGTTGCTTGCGAAGTTTGATCGGCATCTGTCCGGACTTGGGCGAACCGAACAGCGTGTCGATCTCAACTTGGCGGTCTAACAGGAAGGCCGAGGATTTGGTGCTGCCGGGAGGTGTGACTAAGAGCCCGTTGAGATGCGGACGGGGGTCGGTTGCGACCTCAGGGGGCTGCAGAAAAGACTGGCATTCGGCCGCGATCGGAGCGGTACTGTCGTCTGACTTGGGCGCCAACGGCGCCCTGAGATCCTGCCCCGCCGGCTTGATCGCCGATGCGGGGCTTCGGTGGTGCGGCAGCGACGCCGCCATGAACCGAATGGAGGATCTCAATGTCAAAGTCTGCCAAGAAACCATCATCTGCAAAATTGCCACTGTCGGTGAGGGTGGCAAGGCCCGCCCAACGGTCTGCTGACGGCAACGCCGATGCGCGCTCGAAGCAAGCGCGCATCATTGCGATGCTGCAATCGCCGACGGGCACGACGATCGCCGCCATCATGAAAGCGACCGGATGGCAGCAGCACTCGGTGCGCGGTTTTCTCGCCGGCGTCGTGCGCAAGCGTCTGAAGCTGAAGCTCGCCTCGAACAAGGTGAACGGCAACCGGATCTATCAGATCGCGGGCGGAGAAAGCGGCAGCACTCGCCAGCCAACCTGATCGCGATGCCGCGGGTGAGGATCGGTCCGGCATTGCCTGACCGAGAGGCTCTTGATGTCGAGATTGCGCGCCTGCGCGATCTCGACATCGTCGCGTTGCGCAGCCGTTGGCATGCCGTGTTCGGACGCCGACCACCCCCTCATCTACCTCGTCATCTGCTGTTTCGGATCCTGGTTTACCGGCTGCAGGCCGATCGGTTGGGTGACCTCGATAAGGCGAGCCGGCGTCTGCTCGATGGTTCGGGCTCGCCTGAGAAGGTCGGCCAGAACGCGACGACTTTAGTACGGCGTATCGCGGATGTTCGGCCCGGCACCAGCTTGAGCCGCGAATGGAATGGGCGCATGCAACGGGTGATGGTGCTTGCCGACGGCTTTGCCTGGAACGGCAAGATTTATTCCAGTCTCTCTAAGGTCGCCTTTGCGATTACCGGCACCCGTTGGAATGGGCCGCGGTTCTTCGGTCTGCGCGACAAGCCATCGAGGGGATCCGTAGCATGACGCCCAGACCGACGGTTCGCTGCGCGATCTATACTCGTGTCTCGACTGACCAAGGGCTGGAGCAGGACTTTAATTCCCTCGACGCTCAGTATGATGCATCGCAAGCCTATATCCGCAGCCAAGCGCATGCTGGCTGGACTCTGCTGCGCGCCAAATATGAGGACGGCGGGTTCTCAGGCGGTGACACCGACCGGCCAGCCCTGCAGCGGCTCCTGGACGACGTGCGGGCCGGCAAGATTGATGTCATTGTCGTCTACAAGGTCGACCGGCTGACCCGCTCGCTGGCGGATTTTGCCAAACTGGTCGATCTATTCGACCAACATAGTGTGTCGTTCGTCTCGGTCACCCAGCAGTTCAACACCACGACCTCGATGGGCCGGCTGACGCTGAACGTCTTGCTGTCATTTGCCCAATTCGAGCGCGAGGTCACCGCCGAGCGCATCCGCGACAAGATCGCGGCTTCCAAGCGCAAGGGGCTGTGGGTCGGAGGAATGGCTCCGCTTGGCTATGACACCAAGGGTCGAAAGATTACGGTCAATGACGCTGAGACTAAGCGGGTCCGGACTATCTTCCGCGGTTATCTCAAGCTCGGCAGTCTCAACCTGTTGATGGCTGACCTGCGCAGGCGGGGCATTGTCACCAAGGTCCGTACACTTAAGACCGGCGAGACCGTCGGCGGTATACCGTTCACGCGAGGCTCGCTCGCGCATCTGCTGCGCAATCGCTTCTATATTGGCGAAGTCGCCTTCAAGGGCGATGTCCTCAAAGGCGAGCAGCCCGCCATTCTCGATAAGAACCTCTTTGAGGCCGTCCAGGCCAAGCTGAATGACCAGGTCAACAACCATAAGGCCAAATGGACCAAATCCGAGGGTCTGCTGATCGGCCGCCTCTTCGATGACCGCGGCAACCGCATGAGCCCTAGCCATGCCCGCAAGGGTAAAGTCAAATACCGATACTATCTGTCTTCTGCCCTCCTCCAGGGTACCGCCGCGCGCGCCGGTTCACTGCGCCGGGTACCGGCCAGTGAGATCGAGACGCTGGTCATCAAATCGGTTCGAGATCATCTCAGACCCGTGCAACCCATTGACGACCGGAGTCTTCTCAATATTCACGTCGCGCGCGTTGAGGTCCAGCCAGGCCAGCTGGTCATCCAACTTGCCGAGCCAGCGAGCACTCTTCAGGTCCCTTGGCAAAAGACGCCGTCAAGACGGCGTCGTGAAACTCTCCTGCCCGAGGGGATTCGGCCGGAACAGGCTCGCCCGATACGGGCGGAGACGCGCGCAAGGTTGGTGGCATCAATAGCCCGTGGCCGTCGTTGGCTTGATGAACTCATCGCTGATCCATCAGCGAGTGCGGACAGCATCGCCAAGCGCGAAAACTGCAGCACGCGAAAGATCAACATGACCATCTCGCTTGCTTTCCTTGCGCCTGATCTCGTCCAAGCGGCCATCGATGGCCGGCTCCCCCATGGCATGGGCGTTGCTCGCCTCACCGACTTGCCGGCGGAATGGTCGCGGCAGCACCAGGTGCTTGGGCTTCCGGGCAATAATCGTCGAACCTTCGTGCGAGGAAATGGAATTTTTGCGGCAGAGACGTGAGCAAACGGGGATTTCCCGGTTCAGCGCAAATCGCCCCGAACCGGCGGCGATTTGACGCCCTCACCCTTCGCCGGCATGCACAGCCAGGTCAAACTCGGCACCTCGTACACGAGCCAATACGGCAAGAAGCACTAGCAGGCGATCACCGCGGCCGCCCTCAGAGTGAACTTGCGCGACTTCATACGATTGGGGTCGAAAAACATGATTGCAAAACCCTCATCGTTGCATACAGACACTCTGCGCCCTTCCATCGCCATCCGATGACGGCGACGACGATCAAATCGACGGAATTGAGTCCTCTCTACTCACATGGCGAATATTGACATGGCGCTCCTGCGTCGACGCCGCTGTTAACGGTTTCAGGTCCTGGTGAAGACACGGACTCCGCCGCGAGTACGGGTCGTGGGGAAGACACGGACTCCGCCGCGAGTACGGGTCGTCGCGAATGCACGGTCACTACCCCAGTCCAGCAATGGTGGCGCCTGGATGCTGGCCCGCGATCCGTAACCGTCACCTCCACACTCTTGTTCGTGTTGACGTCTGTTACCCGCAGCCGAGTGCCAAATAGCAGGATGCGGCTTGCGGCGGTGAGCTTGTCGCGGTGGTACGGCGTACCACTGGCAGTCGTACTTACAGCGTATGCGCAAAAGGAAGCCTTCCCAACCATCACACGGCGCGGGTGAGCCCTTTGTTGCGTAACAGGAGCCGGAGGCTGCTGTTGGGCCATGCGCGCGTGGCTATGCGACCGATCCGGTGCGGTTGCCACTTGTTGCTGCGAACGGCCCAGTAAT